TCAAGTGTTTCTTTCTTCGAAGCAGCCATTGAAAGACATACGTTCTAGATGCAACTGCGGTCCAATGGCGCACGTGCTGTATTGCCGGTTAGCGCGCTGTGGCTCCCCATCCTTTATTTCGCATAATGGGCGAGTCTGTTCGTATACCGGCTGCTGGAGTCGGGGTGTCGCCTGCACCAACACCGGCAGACACACCCCCATCGTCAACGCAATGAACGCCGCGCGGCCGTGCTTCTGCCAGGTGCGACGGTCGTCGCCGTCGTGGGCGCGGTCGGCTTCAATGGCTGCCAGCACGGCCATTTCATCTAGGCCTAGATCGCGGGCCATTCGTGCTGCAAGGGCTGGTTTCGCGTGGCTTCTGCCGTGTCGCCAGCCTGAAATCGTTGATTGGGTTATGCCTAATGTCTTGGCTGCCTTGTAGTCGGATTCGGTGGACGTTTTCGTTTTCCACTGGTCCAGGAGCCTCACGGTTGTCGGTTTTGTGAATGCTTCATCTTTCATAGTGTTGGCCCCTTGAAGTAAGTGACAAAAACCATTCTAATGCCTGCAACGTGTGAGGGGTTCACGCGTGTCGGGGTGTCACATGGTGCATTGGCTGTTCTTGCAGCATCCGTACATGTTGCTGCTGCTCGGCGCTCTCACGGCGCTGGTTCTGGTTTCCCTCGGCGTGTTCCTCCGCCGTCTCTATGACTACTGGCTATGGTCCCGCACCCGTCAGCAGCGGGAGCGCGACGTGGTCATCGCCGCTGTTGCTTCGTTGGCCGCTATGCAGCTGGCCGCGATCGCGAATACGTCCTCCATCGATGTCGATGCTGCCCAGGTTGCCAATGTCCAGTAGCTCTCCGATTGCTGCCGTGCTGCAGTTCTTTGGCTGTGGCCTGCTGTTTTTCATAGTCACCCTCGGAATCGTTCGGTTCTGCACAAAGAGGGACCTATGAATATTCAAACCCCCTTTGTTGAGGTCCAGGGTAGGGATGAATTGCGTATGCAATTCGTTCCTGCCTTGGGCCTAGCGCCGGCTTCCTGTGGGTTGGTTGATCGTGTTCTCGCGCCGGTGCTTCCGCGTGTTGCTTGGCGTGTCTCCTGGCGTCGTGCCCGTCTGTATTGGTCCTACTCGATGTATCCCTACCGCCTCTCCGAGTGGCTGTTCACTGCGCTTGATTTCAAGGCCTACGTGGTCCTCGGCAAGCGCGAGGGGCGCAGCCCCGAGCTGGGCTTGTCTCTTTATCCGATAAGTAACAAGTAATGGAAATCACCACTGCCTCCATGAAGCAAGGTCGGCTTGTCAGGCTGGCGAAAGGGGTCAAGGCGGCCGCCTTGTCCATTGATTTGAAATTCCGCTCTTTGCTTGGTGATCCCATCCTTTCGATGGGGGGCAAGGGGAAGAAGAATCCGTATTCCCGAAAGAGCCCTTACCGTGTTGCTTTGATCACGCTTACCTATCGTCGCAATGGCATGTGGTCGCCCTTGCATATTTCCGAAGTGATCAAGCACTACCGTGAGTGGTTCCGGCGGCATGCCAAGGGCTGCGCGGTTCCCGATTTCCACTACACGTGGGTGATGGAACTGACCGAGATTGGTCGCCCGCACTATCACATTGTCGCGTGGATTCCTAAGGGGCTTATGCCGCCGCTTCCGGATGAGCAGGGCTGGTGGCCCCATGGTTCGACTCAGGCGGTCTTTGCGCGCTCTCCTGTGGGCTATATCACCAAGTACGCCAGCAAGGCTGAAACCAAGTCTGGGCATCACCTGCCAAAGCGTGCACGGCTGTGGGGCTATGGCGGTTTAAAGATGACCGAGCGTAGTCCTGTTGCCTGGGCGCTATGTCCGCGTTGGCTAAAGGGCGTGGCACACCACGAAAGTTTCCCCAAGAAGAAAATCATTGAGGTTAAGGAGCCTGCGAAGTTTGGCGCTACGCGTGTTTCCAAGGTCTCTGCTTGGGTCTTAACAGCCGGTCTTGCTGCTGGCTGGGCGTTCTTCTCGCCGTTCGATTACGACGGCTTCACCGGTACCGGTATTGCCCTAAGCCATCGGGGCAGCATCGAGGTGCTCACCCCTGATGGCGACAACTTCCATATCCCGCATAGGAGCTCTTAACCATGAACGTTCGCGTCGAAATTGTGTCTACCGCCATCAACACCATTGAGGGCAAGTCGAAGGCCACCGGTAACGCCTACAAAATGCATAAGCAGGAAGCCTACCTGCACAACGGTCATCACTATCCGGACCGTTTCGAGTTGACGTTGCAGGATTCGGATATGGGTCCTGTTGCCTATCAGCCGGGTTTCTACACGTTGGCGCCAGGTTCGATCACTGTGAATCGTGAGTACGGTAATCTCGAAATCAACCGCTATGAAATGAAGCTGTTGCGCCTGCCCGATGACGTTGCTGCAGCAAAGCCTGCTGCCGCTTCAAAGCAGGCGTGAGGGTAGGGCCGTGGCTAGTCCTATCGCTACTAAGTACGCGGCCTGCACTGAATTCAACTCAGACACTGGGGAGTGCGCCGCCATGGTCTGGGTTGATCCACCTGCTGTTATTCCGCCTCTCACTGCCGAACAAGGTGCGGCCTTGGGTGGTGCCACCTGCTTGGTATGGGTTGGCGTAATGGCAATGGTGGTCATCCGAAAAGGCGCACGCATCTAGAGGTTTAATCCATGAACAAGTCGAATGGTTCCAAGGTTGTTCCCGCTCGTCGCACCGTTGGTCAGCGTGTGGTGTCCCTGTCGAAGAAGGCCGCGACGGTTGTTGCCGGTTCCGTGGTGTCCGCTTCGGCGTTCGCCCAGTCGGCCGATACTCCGGCCAGCCTGGACGCTGCTGTCACCTTCATGCAGGAAAAGGGCGGCATTGCTGTTGCTGTTGCTGCGGCCATCACCCTGCTGCTGTTGGGTGTCACCGGTGCCAAGCTGCCGCGTAAGGCGTCGTAACGCGGTTTCTCTGTGGGGGCTGGGTTTTCCCAGCCCCTTTTTTTGGGGTGAAATTTATGGACCTTCTCCAACACCCGTATATGGGCTACTTCGTCTACGTCTGCATGGTGGGTGGCATGTGGATTGCGTCCCTCGGATTGGGGAGCGACGATGGCCGCTGAATCCCGTCTGCTGCTTGCCAAGGTGCTTTACGTCATCTTCGGTTTGGCCGCATTTTTCTACTCGTCGTCTGTGTTTGCGCAGTCCTGCACAAGTGCCGCGCCATGCGATCAGGGTATGGCGTGGTCAATGGTTAACGCGCGCGCCAGTTCGTATGAGACTTACGTCAATTCCCGGCCTGGCTCTTCGGGTTGGACGAAGGGGGTTGAGCCTGCAAGTTGCGGCACGGATAAGTGTTATTACCGCTGCTACGTCATCCGTACTGGGACGGGTACGGCTGGCTGCACTGGTGATGGTGGGCAGCAAGATTTCTACTATCTCAAGGACAAAACCTGCGCTTCTCGTGGCGAGGAAACAGGGTGGCTTGCAGGTCCAGCCCAGGTGTGTTTTCAGGGGTGCGTTTACACCGCTTATTCTGATCCCGACGTGGGTAGGTACTGGTCTACGTTTGATGAGGGCAGTGGGACTGTCCCCGGTCTTTGTACGTCTAATGACACTGTTAAAGAACCTGAGATTGATACCGATGGGGATGGTGTTCCGGATGATCAGGATGCGTTTCCGAATGATCCCAATGAATCGGTAGATACCGATGGTGACGGTATCGGTGATAACGCCGACATTGCGCCTGAGGATCCGGAGAACGGAAAAGATGACGGGGAGGGTGACGAAAAAGACAATCAAGCCGCTGGTGGTGCTGACTGTCGTACGCCGCCTTCCTGCTCAGGCGATGGCATCCAATGCAACATGCTCTATCAGACGTGGCGCACGCGTTGTGCTGTCGAGTCCCAAGGCGGCAAGGTCACGGGTGCGCCAGGTGATTGCGGGGCAGGGTATACCTGCGAGGGTACTGGTGTTGCTTGCGCCCAACTGGCTGTAGCGCGCCAGCAGCTGTGTGGAACCGGGGACGGGGACGGCGACGGCACCGTCACCGGCAGCGGTTCCTGCGATACGACGTATGTCTGCACTGGTGGCGATGCTGCTGCGTGTGCCGTGCTTAGGGAGACGCACAAGCTGCGCTGCACGCTGGATAAGTTGACCGAGGGAAATGGCGACGATGACTATGGCGAAGAGAACACACCAAGCGATTTTTTTGGTGTAGGTGCCGAGGGTGCCGATACCGATTTGCTTGATTCCAATGGTTGGTTATCCAATCGGTCTTGCCCGGCGTATAGCGATCCGGTGTTGTCGCGCCTTGGTGGCAACATGCAGGAGGGTCTTTCCGCTTTGTGCGATGGTGCCTCGGTGTTGGCCGCTTACGTGTTGATACTGGGTTTCATGCACGCGGCGTGGATCTTGGGCCGTGCTGTTTCTGGGAGTAATGCCTAATGTGGGGTCCACTGCTCGCCGGCCTGTCTCGGCTGGTCTCAACGCGGTTGGGTCAATGGTGTTTGTCGGCCTTGGCCTTCTTTGGCATCCAATGGGCAGCGCAGGAGTTCGCTGTAGATCCCATTTTGGATCTGATCAAAAGTTCTTTCTCCGGTGCGCCAGGTACTATCTTGCAATGGCTCGGCTTCTTGAACGTTGATCGGTACGTTACGTTGGTTGCTTCGGCTTACGGTGCTGCGGCGGCCACTGGTGCGCTCAAGATGCGCATGAAACCTAAGAAGTAGGGGGCGCAATGCTTTATTTGATCACCGGTCAAAACGGCGCTGGTAAGTCGTTGCGTGCGATTTGGCGCATGTACCAGCTGCATGGACAGGGTATGCAGGTCTACGCCTACGGCTTTCGTGGGCTGCGCGCTCCGTTCGTCAAGCCGTTTGATGATCCTCGCCGCTGGGAGGAATTGCCGCCCAATTCGGCGCTCTTTATCGATGAGGCTCAAAACGTTTGGCGAACGCGTTCGGGCGGGCGTACGGTGCCTCCTGAGATTTTGGCGTTGGAAACGCACCGTCATCAGGGCATTGATATTTACCTGATCACGCAAAGCCCGATGTACTTGGATTCGCATTTGCGGCCGCTGATCAAGGACCATGAACACCTGGTCAGTTTTGATAGCAAGTCGGCCCGTGTGTTCCGTTTCAGCGAATGCCAGGAGGACGTGAAGTCCTCGCGGTTGCGCACCAACTCAGACTTCAAGGTGTGGGCGTATCCCACTGAGCATTACGCCGACTATGACTCGGCTGAGGTCCACACAAAGAAGCTGAAACCGCCACTTCGGCAGCGTTTGGGCAAGGTCTTGATTTGGGCGTCGATCGCGATGTTGGTTGGCTGTGTCATCTGGTTTTTCTTACCCACCAGTGAGCCGGATCCGGATAAGAAGAAGCCCAACGCCGCGTCTACGTCTGGTGGCTTTTTTGGATCCTTCGGCGGTGGCCTGAACCAGAAGCGTGGTTATGCCAATACGCAGGACTATCTTGCTGCGCATATGCCGCGTGTTTCGGAGATGCCGTGGTCGATGCCGGCTTTGGATGATCGGGAAGTGCGTGCTGAGCCCGAGCTTTATTGCATGTCCTCGCACGATGCCTCTAAGCGCACCTGTACGTGTTTGACTGAGCAAGGCACGCGTTACCGTTTGGATCTGGCTAGGTGCGAACGGATTGCCCGCTATGGTCCTGCGTACAATCCGTTCAAAGCGCCTGTGCAGGTGGCTATGCAGCCTTCAGATAGGGGCCGCGACGGTTCTTCCGACGGCGATACGGGATTTCGCATAATGTATATTATGTAAGAAAGAATCTACCGGGCCTGGTCCGATGCGCCCAACCGATTCCAGCCTGATCCTCTCGCACGTCGCTGCACACGCGAGCATTGTTAGCCCAGTCCATCTTTGCACCGCCCCCGTGGATACAATCCTTGCAGGATGAAATCCAGGGGGATTCATGGAACGAGAACGGCAAGAACCCACGGTAGGCAAAGTGGATTTGAAGGATGTGAGCTTCCAGCCAAGACTCCGCCGTGCGCAGCACGCTCAGGGAAACGCTGACGGCTCCGAGGATTCCAAGTTCTGGCTGCGTGCCATTGTCCTGCTTGCCGCCGTCGTGCTTATCGCCATGGGGCTCATTGAATGGAACGCTCGCCGTCAGGTAGCCGCCTTGGAACGAGCCCTGACCATGACGCCTGAGCAGCAAGCGGCCTTTGACGCTGAAATCAGACGGTCAGCGCGGGAAGATGCCGAGATGCTCAAGCAACTCCAACGCAATCTAAGTCCGGAACGCCAAAACTGGCGACAGGTAGTAGAACCGTTGAAGCCGGGGCAACGATGCATCCAGGGCCGCCGCTTTGAACGTATCGATGGCGGATGGCGGGATCTTCCAAGGTCGCCCTGTTAA